TATAAATATGTTCTAAAATAAAAAAAGTGGTACAAGACCACTTTATTCAATTACTTCGTCAATTTTACTTTCCGAAACTGAGGTTATTCTCCAATCGTGAGTAAAACCTTCATATCTTTTTGTGACTTTTGCTTCCACATCTGTCACTGAAAAACCCTTAACAAGTTTTTCTTCTCTAATTTTTTTGATTTTACCAGAATTCTCATCAGGTAAGTCATACTGAATTTTTGCTACAAAAAATTTTTCGTCCATAATATTATTTTCCCAAAAAATCGTTCAATTTTTTCATTAAGTCAAGAGACTTATCCATTGAATCTGGTTGAGATTGTTGTTTGTGCTTTATTTCTTCTTCTAAATTTTCCTCATACTTGTTTCTATCATCAGGATTAGAAAATAAATAAGCACCTGGTGTTGATGGTGAGGATACTAAATCAAAACAAATTAACTCAAAATCGTCTTGAACTTCATTTCTTTCTCCAACCTTTTTTAAAGAACCAACTCCTCTTGAAGAAACTCCCATTGTTACACCTTGTCTCATTAAGTTAGCGGCTTGGTCACCTTTAGTTGACACAATACCTCTTTCATGAAATCCTGGAGATGTTAACAATTTAAGTTTACCCATCAAAATATTTTTATCCCACCAAATATCAGTAATGATGTGAGATACTCTATCTAAGTCAATTAGAGATGATTCAGGGTGATTTAATTCTGAAGTAGATAAACCTTTATCAATTGCTTTTTTATAATTTTCGGCTTCTCTTTTTAAAATCCTTTCAGGATAAAATCTACCGTTTCTATTTGGAGTATCGTATTTCTGAAGAACCGCATAAAATTCAAATGGATTTTTATAATCCAAGTTTGCAGCTTCTTTTAAAATATCTGAATTAAGTCTATCTTTTGGAGATACGTGACCCGCATCCATTTCAATTAGTATACCATGACCAACTTCGCTAGCCTCTAAAATTCTCAAATTTTTCATCTAATCTTTTATGATAAATATACGGTATTGATAAGTTTATTCTTTTTCGTCTTTTTTAGAAATTGAAAATTCAAAATGTTTGTTTTCTATAATGTTGTTTTTAAAAATGTTTCGTACGATTTGTTTTACTGAATCTTTAATTTCCTTTGATTTGAAATCTATTTCAGATATTGTAAAAAGATTTACCTCTAAATTAAAAAAGGATTTTTTTCCGTGAGATATTCCACTTGTTCTTAAATCTAAATCAACAATACTATTTTCTTGGAAAATTTTTTGATTGATTGAATTAAATACGGAATGTTTAATTTCTCTGTTTAAATTACCTACAATACGATTCCAATTTTCAGTCTCATATTTTGGTGTAATCCAAGATTGGATGTTAATATAGACGGATTTTAGGTTTTTGGAATCAACTGTTCCATAGACTGATTTAATAGGATTGTATAAATTCAACTTTACACTTTTGCCTTTTTTCATTAATTTTCATTGTTATTATGTTTATTTTCATTAAAAAAATAACACATATAAATGTTAATGTCAAAAATTTTTTAAGTTTTCAAGATATTTGTAAGATATGCTAATAATAGAAATCAAAAACGGAGAGAATATTGAAAGAGCTCTCAAAACACTTAAGTCAAAAGTGATTAAAACAAAACAGAATCAAAAACTTTCAGGTAGAAAACAATACATTAAACCTTCTGTTGTAAACAGAAATAAAGTTTTAAAGGCAATTTATATTCAGAAAAAAAGAATATCTTAAATTGACCCTTCTAAGTTTTTAAGTTTTAAGAAATTAACCTGGTCAAACTTTTCAGTCTTAAGTCTATCAATTGTTTCAGAAATTTTTGTTTTTAACTCAAACTCTTCTTCGTTATCTAAAATAGATTTTAATTTAGTAATAGTACTTTCTTTTAAAGTTTCAAATTTTGTCTCAAGAGATTTAGAATCTTCAGAAATTAATTTAAAAAATTCTTTTTTAGTGTTTTCATCTAAAGTTTCAATATAAGTTCTTAAAGTTTGATTTGCAATATTAACCATTGATTTGATTGGTATATTGATTGATTCTTTAATTGTTTTTGAATTACATGTTAAAATAGAAATTATATTTCTTTTTGATTGTATCCTCTCATGAAGATTTAATTTGTTAGTATAAACTAACGTATCAATATCAGAATATTTGTTTTCGGCTGATTCCTCCAAAGCCTTTGGAAGTTTAATAGATGGTAAAATTTTACCTAAAAGATTTACACCTTCTTCTAAAAATTCTTTAGCGTCGGATTCAGATAATCCCTGAGGAGTACTTAATTGGTCATACAAAGAATAAGCCTTTGAAATTGGCTTATCATTCAAAACATTGTGTTTGAATTCTCTCAAAGATTTCTTGAATTCTTTTTCGTTCTGATACGACTCAAGAAGATTTTTTTCAATTATGGATTTTATTTTACCGAAGGTCATCTTAACATTTTTTAATAAATATTAGGAATTTAGTAACTTATCCAATTCTTTTGAAATTTCTCCTAAAGATTCTTGTCCATGACCTAAATCTATGAATGTTGCTCCGTCAATTAAGTTGTTTTCAATCAACATATTTAAGCTATTTAATTTTGACTCAGGTATTGGTGGTTCTCCTTCAGTTGGTGGTGGAGGAGCTTCTCCCCCTAATTCCTCTCCTCCTGGCGGTGGCGGAGGTGTTCCTAAATCTCCACCTGGAGGTGGTCCTAATTCCTCGGCACCACCTGGAGTTGTTGAAGCTCCCGCTGATGGTGTTGAGCCCGAAGGACTTCCGTAAAGTTTGTCAATATTATCAAAAATACCTGTCTTAGTAATAACAGTTGCTGTTGCTTTAAGTTCTTCTCCAACAGCTCTTTCAATTCTTTGTTGTTGTAGGTCAAGTCTAATTTCTTCGTCTGACCAACCAAAGATATGTTTCTTAGCCCAAGTAGAAGATGTTGCTTGAATACCATTTCCTGGGTCGGCAACCAAGTCTTTATATAATAATATTTTTTCTTTCCAAATATCTACTTTAAGTAAATCTGCTTGTGTAGATGGGTTAGTTAATCCTAATGTAAAGTTTTGTAATTCGTCCTCAAACCCTAATAAGAATAAATGCACAATTGCAATCTTATTAAGCTCTTGAATCATACTTTTTTGAATTCTATTAATTGTACGAGCAAATCTAATATCTTGTAATGCTAGGTTTTTTCCGTCACCAACAACTTCTTCAAATCCTAAAAATGCTTTAGGAACACGAAGAGCAGTTAATAATTTCTTTTGAATATATTCAATATCCGCAATTTCTGATAAATTTGTTGCTCCTGGCAATGTATCAATTGGGCTTGGTGCCGCTGGGTCTCTAACAGGTACAAAATAATCTTGGTCAACCGCCATTTGGTTGAATCTCATATCCACATTACCTGTCTTACTATCAACAATTTGTTCTCTTTTGAATTTGTTAGCAACACGTTGTACATATGCTTCAACATCATCATCATTCATATTTCCAACAAATACTTTAAAGATTCTTCTTTCAGGAGCTCTTGAAGTTCTATAGATTAACATAGCATCTTCACACAATAAAAGTTGTTTCCAAGTTCTTCTTGCTTTTTCTAACATAGAAGTACCATAAGGAAGTTTTCTATCATCACCCAATAATCTAAAGTGAGCCATTTCCCATGATTGGAATTCCATATTTTTGTTCTTCCAAGTGAAATGTAATGCCTTTTTGTCCTTATCTAATTCTTTTGTAATATCAACAGAAATTTTTTGACTAACACCAACTTCATGTCTTTCAATTTCAATTGTTGGTAATTGTTGAACACCAACAACTCCTTTCTCAGGGTCTAATTTCAAATACACAAAGTTATCACCATACTTACAAGTGTTTCTTGTCCACATTGGTAAGTTAGTGTTAATATCCAATGAGTTGTTAAATAAATCGGCTAATACACCCTTAATTCTTTTTGATTCAGAATAAATTTGTAATATAAATCCATCTTCATTTGTTGTTGTAGATTCTTCAGCATAAATGTCCAAAGCGGCAGAAATCTCAGGAGTATACTCCATTGATTCATAATCATACTGAGAAGATAATCTTGTTGGCTCATAATAAATTGCTTGAGAATATAAATTATTCTCAACCTTAGCCCATTGATTTGCTAAATAAAAAGTTTGTTGTGCTTGAAGTTTTTCGGTTTCGTATTCCTGTTTGTTTGTTGTACGCAACAATTCCTGTTTATCAAACTTAAATGTTGGATAATCTTGTCCTAAAAGTGAATTAGGTCCAAATGTTTGCGACAATCGTTGCCAAACCGTCATGTTCTGTTCTGCCATATTACAATTTTACTTATTACCTTGATAATATAAATAGTTATTTGGAACCAAATAACCATCCATATTTTTGATAATCGGCTTTAGTGGCTGATTGGTTACTATAAGGGTTTTGTCTTCCCATTTGAGGAATCATTGGATTAAAGTAATCTGAAGTGTTTTTATTCTCGTTAACGACAGATGTCCAAGAATTTAACATTGCTTTTGTATGATTAACAACTTTTTGTAAGGATTGAAATGATTTTTCTGCAACATATATTGCCATAGAAATACCCATAATACAGTCATCATGATGACCTTTTTGATGGTCTGGTCTACCATTTACATAAATAAATGTGTTCATTTCGTTATATAATCTATGAGAATATATTTTGAAATCGTGTCTACACGCTTCTTCCAATGATGCAATAATTTGAACTCTTTTATTGTTGAAATTAATACCAGGTATTTTTTCATTCATTTTTGGGTCCCATTTCCACTTATTATTTGGGTCAACATTATCAACGTACATCCCTCCTTGATAACCCATTTCTTGCATTTTTCTTGCTGTAGCGACCCCCATTCCACCTGTTAAATCCACAACACAATATGCGGTATACATACTTCCCCACTTATAAGCAATCTCAGCAGTAATGTCTGGTGGAACTTTTCCAACATATTCAAGTACTTGTTCTCTTGTATCAAAATCAATTATTTGAATGCTACTAAAATCTTCCGAGTCACCTCTTGATACGTCCACACCCATAACATATTTATGACCATTTTCTGGTTCTTTAAAAATCCAAAGTGAGCCACCCATCATTTTAGCTAAAGGTTCTCTTAATTGATTTTTGGAAATGTTCTGCATTAATTCAGAGTCAAAAACGTTATCACCTGAACCCAAGAAATTGCATTCTAATTCCTGAGCCACTTTTCTCCTATCAAACTTTAACTTTTTAACCATTCCTTCAAACCAAGACGAACATGGTTTATACCCCTGACTTATATAATCAGTTGTTATTTCATGGTCTCGTTCATATGGATTATCAATTGATAACTCCACAACAACATCTTTGGCATAATCTTCTCTATTTAACAAAAAATGAACTAAATCATTTGTTTTAACCATATACAAATCTTTTGTATATCTTGGGTCACGATACCAGTACATTTCAGAAATTTTGAAGTCATTCATATTTCTTAATGCTTGGTCATAAATTTCATAATAAATTGCGTCGTATCCGTTTGGAGTAGATACAACAATAACCTTACCACCCGTAGATAGTGAGGCCATACACGCTGACCAGAAATCTCCGTCAGCTTCAATGAACGCAGCCTCATCAAAAATAAGAATAGTTGGGGTATAACCTCTCAACGCATCCTTTGATGTTGCAACCGCTTTAACTTCACAGTCATTAGTAAGTTTAAAATGTCTTTGTGCGTTTTTATCAGGTGAAAATCCAACACCTACCCAAGATGGCCATTGTTCTGTAAAATTTCTAATTTTGTTAGCCATCTCAACGGATGTATCTAACTTATTGGCAATGATTAGAATTTTTTCAGGTTTCTGTTTTTTGGCAAATACCAATTTTTTGGATGCCCATGCAGCGGTTACTGTTGTTACACCAGCCTGACGATACTTTAATGCAATGTTTTCATTGTGGGCATCGTAATCTTCAATAAGACTAACTTGGTCAGGAAAAAGGTCTAAGGGAACATACTTTGATACTGTGTTATCGTATGTCTGTAAATAAGTACGAAGTGCGTAAGGAGTATTCCTCATACACTTCGTAACTTCTATAATTAATTGTTCTTTAGTCACAAATTATT